CACGAAGCCAGACAGAAGCGGAGTAAGAGCATCTAGGACGTAAGAACCTACAGTCTCTTTCGCTTCATCGAATGCAACAGTAAGACGCGCCATCTTTCCCTGAAAGGTCTCGGCTTGCTTAGAAGCTTGGCCCTCGAAAGTTTTAGCTAATGCCGCGGCTGCCGCGTCGAAGTTCTTGGACTTAATGATGCTCTCATCGATACCGACTCCAAGCTTCTTTAACGCGCCTAGATTGCCGTCGTACGCTTTACCGAGAGCTTCGGATACAGTCTTAAGATCTTTACCTGTTCCCGCTGCGATGTCGAGAGCTAGGGTCTGGAGTTCTTGCGCCTTAGTAACGTCCTTAGTCGACCGAATTAGTCGATCAAGCGACGGCCTTAAAACGTCGTCCGTAATTCCGTTAGCGAGTGCCGTCTGAGTTATGTAATCTTCGACAGCTTTAATCTGGCTTTCTGTTGCGCCAGTAACGTTCTCTAAAGTCGTCGCGAGTTTAGCTTGGGCTGCTTCGTCTTCGATTGCAGACTTAACGCCATCGACTAGAAGAACGCCAGCATAAGCAGCCGCAGCCGCTCCAGCTACGGCGAACGCAGCTCCCGCCTTTTTAGCGAAGCCGCCCATCTTAGATCCGAAGCCTTCGACTTCGTTTTGTGCGCCCTTGACGCCCTTCTTTAATTCGTCGAAGTCGGCGTCGAAAGTAATCTTTATCTTCGGAATGCCCGCCATTACTTTAGCCTCAATTCATTAGCGATCTGCTGGACCATTAACGCGTATTCTCGCGCGACGACTGGGACATAGAAGTCGACAGCTGGAGCGATCCAGTAGCCGCGCTTATTGTAAGGAGTCTTAAATCTGTTAGTAAATGTTCGACCTATCGAGTCGACTCCGCCATGCGATCCGTATTCTGTTCCCCAGAGCAGCGCGCCAGCTGGAGCAGCTTGTCGACGTACTTTCCCTTTACCGCTTTTAGAAGTTTCTCCGCCATAAGGACGACCGACCTTCTTAGGGCCGCCGATGTCGACGCGAATAAGACGATCGCGTGGAGACTTGATCGTCTGGACTACTAGCTTCGTCTGTGGAGCTGGAGCAGACAGTCCGCTCATCATAAGCTGGCCAGCTAATCGCTGAGACATAGGCTGCGCGCGATCTCTGACTAATTGCTGATACTCGGCTGGGAATGAACTAAGTAAACCCAAAAGATTCTTAAACTCGTACGGATCGACAGTAATGGCATAAGTGCCGCGGCCTTTAGTGTCTGCCATTCTGCCTCTCCAGTATCTCGATCGCTGTAAGTAAATCTTCCGCCGTCTGCCACTCTCTCATCGGGATCTGGGTCGCTATTGCGACTTCGACCAAGATTCGATTTAAGCTTCCGACGGGCCAGCTTTTGGGTCTGACTTCTTACTGTTAATTCCTTCTACAGTTTCGACCCAGATCTCGAAAGGCTTAACAGGATTCCCAGCTGCTTCGCGCTTCATAGCGTGATAAGCCAAGAATGTAAGCCCTTCGAGACCTAGCTTCGATTCTGCTTCGTTTACTGTTGCGTTAAACTTTCGTTCCCATTTAACCCATTCTGGAAGAGCTGCGACGTAAGTAGCGACGTCTCCCGATAGGTACTGGACTTCTAGTTCTAGCTTCATGTATTGCTCCCGATTCTGTTTATTAGCTAAATGTCTCTGTAGGTGTTCCCACGACTGTAAAGCTCATGCTAACAGTCTGAGCGTCTGGCGATGATCCGCCCACGCTTGGGAATAGTGGAAGAACGTTAAAGCTAAAGACTGCGCCTGTAACAGCTGTAAGCGATACCGCTAGAGTCGTGTTAGGTGCTGTCTCTGCCGCTGTCCATAGAGCTTCGCAGAGTGAATCCGCTGCGCCCCAGTCTGCGAGCATCTCGACATCGAACGTCCACTGTGAATCGATCGACTTATAAGCCTTCGAGTAAAGAGTGTCGTAAGTTTCGATAGTTACGTCCGCTGAAAGCGTCGCGCTTGTCGCTTGCTCGTCGTAGTTCTTAGTCGCGATCGTCATAGCGAGATCGCGTCCAGTAATGACGGTCGTGGCCATTGTTTCTCCTTAGTTTGTTTGTGTGTAATAGGTCGACAGCTGAATCTCGCCCGCGAGAATCTCTGACGCGCCTATCGTTAACGGAATCGGATTCGATACGTCTCCGACTTCATACCCTGACGGAACGGCCGCCAGAATGCTAATTACGAGCTTCTCCCAGTTATCGAGTGCGCTCTGATTATCGTAGATCGCTACGCCTACGCTTATTACTAGATTTACTTTTAGCTTTACGTTCGCTTTACCTAAGAACGTCGGCTGTAAATACGGAACGCTAGGAGTAACTGCCGCGAATGGCACGATCTGAGCTTCTG